ATATTAAAAATGTGATTTTGTGTTTTATATTGTATTTCTGCAACAGCGTGTTCATATCTTATGTTATCAAATTCAATTTCCATTTCTTTCATTAACGATGGTTTTATTCTATTTGAATAATTTTTTTCACTTATTCGTTTTTTAAATTTTGAAAATTGTGGCTCAATATAATCTTTTTGAAAATTATAAGATTTGTCTTGATTTTGTTTACGATAATCTAAACCACCTTGTGCTAGTTGTATTTTAAAATCTCTAAATTCATTTGCAAAATCTGCTGATGATGCTTCATCTTTTAATTCTTCATAGTTAGTTATAGCATCTGCTATACCTGATGTTAGATTTTCTATACCTTGTGCTTCTATATTAGCAACTCTAGCTAATGATGCTGATTCACTAGATAAATCTAATTGAATACCAGTTGGTGTTTCAGTGCTTATATCTACTTGTTGTTTGTATAATGGTATCTCTGGCATTATCCTATCATCCCCGCTTGTCCTATATTAATATCACCTTGATATCCTGTACTTCCTACACCTCTTAAAGGAGGATTAAATTGTCCAAATCTTCTACCCATTGTTGATATTCCACTTCCTCCACCACTCGAACTTGGTTTAAAGAATTTACCAAGACTATCTTCTCCTGTTACAGGATTAATAAATCCACCTGCAAGTGTTCCTATAGCAGAATATAAACCAGCTCTTCTAATAGCTGATGCTTCTTGTCTACCTTGATATAAAGCACTTTTACCTTTATATGTATACATATCAGCTTGTTGTAAATCTTGTTTTTCTCTTATTAAACTATTTCTTCTTGCATTATTCATATCATATTGCATTCTTTTTAACTGATCTAACTGAACTAGTAATGGTGATCCAGAATCTATTCTTGCACCAGTTTTACCAAATGCTACTTTTTGTGTTGCTGCAGCTTCTCTTTGTCCTCTAGCTAATAACTTTCTTTCTTCAATACCAGCCATACGAGTTGCTCGTGCTTTCTCATTAAATATTTTAGCGTTATAATCAAATTCTTGTTTTTGTAAACGTGCTTGAGCCATTGCAGCTTTTGCTTGCGATCTTGCACCTAAAAAACCTCCTACAGCTTTTACAATTGTTGCTGGTCCTATCACTTACCGACTCCTTCTATATCTAATATCATACCTAATACTGTACATGGTTGTGGCTCATCTTGAACTACATATACAGTTTGTAAATATTCATTTGCATTGCTTAAATAACATGGAACATCTTCACTATTCAATGAAGAAGCACTAAGAAACTCAACTTCATTTAAATCTGCAGCAGTTTCTGTTTGTCCTACTTTAGCAGATAACGTATCTTTAAATCTAATTAATGCTTGTGGCACTGCTATTTTACTACCTCTTGTTGAGCCACTTCTAAATTCTAATCCTGCATATAATGGTGCAAGTGTTGATGTGTATGCCTGACCCACTACTATTGTATATGTTCCATTTGCTAAATTAGCACCACTAGCATCTTTTATAGAATTAATAGTTAAACTACCATCAGACCCAACTGTATATGTACCTGTTTGTAATACACCATTAACTTTTACTTTTACTGTGTCACTAGCAAATTGATCTAACTCTTCTGCTGAAAAACTAGCACTTTGACTAGATACTGCTTTACTAGCAGTTGTATAATTATCTAATCCAAAATATTCTGTAGCATATGCAGTACCCCAATTACGAGCATCCATTTTTACATAACATCTTTCATCATCAGCTTTCTTTAAAATTACATAAATACAATCTTCTCCACTAGATGTAGGTAATACTGTTACTGATTCAGCAGTTGCACCTGTAAACGTGTGTCTATGCCATCCAAATGTTTTTGTTTCTTTTTCATATGTAAGACCAATAAGTTGGCCATCATTTCTAACCATCCATATAATTGTTTCTGGTTGTGTTTGTACTGCCATTTGAAGTATGCCACCTTCTGTTGCTTGTTCTGCAAATGAAGCTAGGTCTGCTGCTAAAAATACACCTCTAGTATTTTGATCTAACCACTCTCTTAATTTTGTACTTTGTCGCATAAAAAATAACACAGAAGCGTTTACTAACACACCTTGTAATTTATTAGACCCATAGTTACTTTTTCTTTTTATATTTAATTGTGTTGGTGTAACTGCTAATTGATCAGACCCGGACCCTAACGTCCATTCGTTTGAACTTGTGCCAATAACTAAATCAGATGATGGACATAACCATCTTATTTCATCTATTGTATTTGAATTTATTGTAAGACGCATAGATGCATTAGCTTCTACACCTGTTTGAAAATTATTTAAATCATTAGTTTTACTTAACCATAAAGTATTAGGATTAGTATCTGTACCACCAAAACATAATCTGCTTTCATATATAGCTACAGAATGTGGATATCCTCTATGATCTGAATATGCACCTTCTTGATAGTTTTGTGATTCTGGAAATCGTTGTACCCAATATCCTTGTGCTAACCATGTAGCAAAACCTGTACTACCTGATGCGTGTTTAGCAGTTGCTTGATAATATACACTACCACCTACAAAACCAAACTCAATAATTAAACCTGTGTCTTGTACTGCATATAATTTACTATTTGCAGTGTCGTATGCTGTTCCTTTTAATGTATTAGAAACTGTTTGTCCTAAAGCAATAGCAATAGATAAATTTCCAAAACCAGTATCATATGTATCCCATGAATCAGTATTATCATTTAAAGCATAAAGATGTCCTGAAATAGATGTCCAATCTTGAAAGTTTTTACTACCTGTATGTAAATCTCCAAAAACAGTTCCTTGACTTCCAAAAGTTGCATCACCTGATAAAAGTAAATCATCACTTGCTACTTGATTTCCACTTGTATCAATTTTTCTATTAATTCTTCTTACTTGTTTAGGTGGATTAGTAAAATTTCTAGAGCCATTTCTTACTGTTTGTTGTTCAGTAGCATAAAAATGTTGTCCATCAAATCCTAACCCTGTAGTAAATGTTGTTCCATATAATGTAGCTGTTACAAGTCCACTATTTAATAAGGGAAAATTATGAAATGTAGATTGATAAGCACCACTTGTATTATATTTAAGTATAGACCCTTGTGCTAATGAATTATTACCACCTTCAGAAAGTGGATTACTATTAGCTCCTGATGGAGGTGCTGCAACATTTACACCTAACACATATAACTCACTATTGTAATATGCTATATCAGAAACTCTTACATATGTTGTACCACTTAAATCAAAATTACCATCATGTGAATATGCTAATGATGCTGTACCTTGATTTGCTATAGTGTATTTATGAACTGTTTGTGTTCCACTACCATCTGCATTAGCAGTTCTTAATACCCATAATTTAGCATCACCATATGTCATACCTTGAACATTAGTTAACGCAGAGCCACCACTATCATTTAATTGTATAAATTCATTAGTAGCACCTACATCAGTTACTGTTAACGTACCACCAAAAGTTACTTTAGCACCTTTTTCAAATGTTGTAGATGCTGCCCAATTTGTACCATAATCTGTTAAAGTATATGCTAATGGTGTTTCTAATATTGCTGTTGCTACTGTATCTGATGTTCTACCAGTTATTAAACATAATCCATATAAATATGGGTCAGTTACACTTAATTCAAAACCAAATTTTCTATAACCATCATATGTTGTTACTGTTGTATCAGGTTGTGTATATTGAACTTTTAACAAAGCACCTGCTGGCTCTGGCTCTGTACTAGAAAAAGTAAAGTTTTTATTAGAAACAGAATCGGTATCAGCATCATTTCCAAAAAGCTGATCTCCAGAAGTATCTGCTAATGTAAAATATTCTTCGTATGTATCGCCACCATCTAACGATCTTAAAAGAATTACTCTGCCTCTCCATACACCTTTTGTTTCTATAGACCAATTAGAAAAACCAACATTAATTGAAGATGATACAAAATAATCTTCAGCATCACTTTGAGTTGTTCCTGTTGTATTAGTTTCTGCTAACCTTGAGTTTTGACTATCTCTTAACTGTTTAATTAAAAATCTACTACCAATATGATCTGTAGTAAATTGATTGTTATTAGCAGTTATCGTTATTGTACTACCTTTAGTTGCACTACCAGTTATAGAAAATGTTTTATCAGTGTCTTCTTCTAATAGTGGTGGAAATTTAAAATCTAATATTTCAAGTGTCCAATTAGTATCAGCAAGTCTAGATAACTTTCTTACTTCGTGATTTGGATGTGCTATAAATACAACATCAGCAGATTGTGTTAATTTTATATCATATAATTCTGCTGTTAAATATGGTGAAGATAATGTAGCTTTTATTGTATCATCTTTATAAATAATAAGTGATGTGTTTGTAAATATAAGTGAATATGCATTTTCGTTATTAAAAACAAATGGATATATTACATTAGTAGATGAACTTAATGATGCTAAATACTTTGTTCCTGGTCTACGTTCAGCACCACCAGTTTGCATTGGAATAAAGTTTTCCATTTTAAGACAAGCAGCATCATATAATTCGTTGTCATATCTTGCATAAGTAGATGGAGATACTTCTCCATTGTTAAATGCATTTATAGATTTTTTTGCCACTATATCTCCTATTCAAATGAGCCATAAGAAGATAGTTCGAAAGGCGGATAAGATGTAACTGATGAGCTTGAAGATGTATATGTTGCTTCTAACCATTCACTATCTATCGTAGGTGTTTCATTTCTTTCAAATCCATTTATTCTTCTAGCTTCTGGTAACACTATTTGTTGAAAATCTTGTAATAATAAAACTGCGAGGTCCTTATCTCCAGTAATAGGCATTGCTAATTTATAGGCCAAGTAAGATGTAAATGCATTACCAAATAAAGGATCAAAATCTGTTGTATCTGGTATAGCTTCGTAGCACATATATATTGGTGTAAAATCTGTAAGTATTGCATTACCTTCTCTTTTCCATGCAAAATTTGATTTAGCATATCTGTAAGAAGATGATTGATCTGTTAAATAAACTGATCGTTGTGCATCTGATGGTATTCTATAAGAATAATCATATTCAAAATCAGGTGCTACTATAGAAATAGTTAATCCAAAACCAGAAGCTGCTGAACTACCACCAGCATAATCTCCATTAGGACTATAATTAGTATTTTCTAAAGTTGATGTAGTAGTGCTACTACCTAATCCTAAACTTACTTGCCAAACCTTTGCACCTGTGCCTGTAACTGCTCTTTCTACTTTCGCATATCCTTCTGCTGTTGCAGTAGTTTCTGTGCTTGTATAAACAGGAAAACCATTGCTATCAGTAGATGATGCAGTAAGATCACCATTAAAAGCACCATCGCCTTGTAAGTTACTTCCTGTTGTTATGTTAATTTTAAATGCACCTAACTGTACTCTTTTTTTACAACAATTCCAATTATGCATTCTTGTTAGTTCTTCTAATGTAGGATCATAATGCAATCTTGCTTGTACACCAGCAACTGTTGCATCACTATCGAAATCTGTTATTTGTAACCTATCGTTCCCTAATTTTGATAATGCTAAATTTGTAGCTATAGTTTTACTTGCGTAAGACATTGTTTCTCCGAAAAGTTAAGGGAGGTTTTACCCTCCCATTAAGTATTATTGATCAGTTGCAATTAA